GCTACACTAACAACACTTGCAGTACCAGCAGCTATAACACTTGACGCTATAACCTCTGGAGCAGGTATAGGCATTTCACCAAAAAATGGTAAATTAAAAGTACCTACAGTTTCAGATGAAGTATTTACTAAGTTTTGTGGCAGGTTCAATGGTATCTCTTCTTGCTTTATACCTGTTACTTCCTCGCCTTGCTCCTTTTCTTCTTCAGAAGTTTTTGCCTGATCTTCTCCCAAACCCGACTGAACTTGTTCCAGACTTGGAAGGAGTAAAGGATCTAAATATGGAATCTCTGCCACAGGTGGATAAAATATTGTTGTAGGTGGTATTAATATATTATTAGTATCTGGTAAATCAGGTAGATTTATTTCCAATTTTTAGAACGCAACGCCAGTAGCTTGCATTGGTGTATTTATAAGATCAATTTCTGCTTTTATTCCAGCTTCAAGAGCAGTGACAGCGTCCGTTCCAAGTGCATCTTTAACCCAAGTTATCATGGTTGCACTGTCTGGAGTTTTCTTAGATTCGTCAAAAGCAATAAATCCAGAAGGTAGTGACTCAGGCTTGACGTAGGTTATTTCACCTGTGCGTCTTGCCTTCTCTTCTGTGCCATCCATTCCTTTTACTCGATAGACAACATTTGTAAAATAACCATCGGCAACATCTCTTTTACAAGCAGTGCCGTTGATTTCCCATGTGTATGTGATAGCCATGATAACTTTGGTTGAATTTTTACTTTTATTCTACAACTTCTGTTGTAGTTTGCCCTATTGCTTCTTCTTCTTTTACAAGTTCAACTAACTCGTCATATTTATATTTTGCAGACTTAAACTGTTCTAATAATTCTGCATTTGCATTTTTTAATTTTTCCAGTTCTTGAACACCTGCGTTGTACTTCTCAGCAAGAGCTTCTGCTTCTGCCTTACGTTTTTCGCATCTTTCTGATAATTTTGACATGAAATTTATGTAATTATCTTAAAGTGTAACTACTGGAACGTATAACGGCAATACGGCTAATCCCCCTATGTACCAAAGCTTATTGACGGTGAAGTTAATGAACTTAGAAGATATCCGCCAAGTGAAACTATAAACCTTGCGTATGGGTGCGAAGTCGCAGAATCAAAAGTTACTGTATAAGTGTAAGTTGAAGAGTTTGAAGAGCCTGATATTGACGAAGTTACTGTACAACCAGTGCCATCGTTAGTTAAAACATTTAAACCACCATTGTGATATCTATGAGAAACGTGATGCAAATGATAACTAGAAGAACCTACAAACATTTCTACAAAAACAGTTTTACCATTATATGCTGATGAAAACGTAAGTGTAACTGATGTACGAGAACCATTTGCTCCCTTTTGAATATCTAAACTAATACCTCTAGCTGTAGATGTTCTAAAATCACCTGCTACATCTAACTCACCTGTAACATCTACACCATCAGAAGTGGTTTCAAGTTTTTTACTGTTGTCATAAAAGAGTTCTACTGCACCATTACGAACACAATGTACAGCAGCTTCTGTATCATTAACTTGTAATCTTAAATCACCTGTATTTCTAATAAAGAATACACCACTGTAATTATGAATAAAAGTATCCGATCCATTGTGAACAAGTTGCAAATCTTGAGAAGCACCTAACTGTAGTTTTTTGTTATCTCTTGGTAAATTTACGTCACCATTAGAAGTGATTGTAAAAGTATCTACGGTTGTAGCTGCATTTCTAAAATTAATGTCATCACCGTTTAAAAATAACCTTGTATTACCTGTTATCTGTAAAGCTTCTGAGTTACTACCAGCAACAAATATTCTATGTTCAGCACCAGATCCCAACGCTCCAGTTATTTTTATATCAGGATTATGACCTGGAGTTGAAACCTTAATTCCAGTTGAGGTTGTCGCAAATTTTAGTGAATTATCATAGAAGAGTTCAACATCTCCATCTGGATTAAATTTTGCACTACTTTCATTATTTTTAGGTTGTAACCAAACAGTATTACCACTTCCACCTATTCCTTTTATAAATGTACTACCAGTGCTATTTGCAATGATGCTGTTATTTGAATCGTGATAAAATTCAAAATCTTGACCAGCACCGATTTGTAACTTTGCGTTGTCGTTTGGTATCTGTAAGTGACCATCTTCTGTGATTCTTACTAGCTCAGTTCCACTGCCACTATTACCGTTTTTATAAAATCCAAAATATCTATTTGTATCATCATTATCTGAATCAATATTAAACGTCATTAATTCAAAGGCGTTTAAATGACCAGAGGCAGTATCAGCAGCACCTAGTGTTAACTGCCCTCCACTAATAGTTGCATCACCTGTAACCGATACACCTGTTGAAGTTGTCTCAAACTTTTTGCTGTTATTGTGAGATAACTCTATCGCCCCACCGTCATTAAATTTAAGACCAGTTGTAGAAGCTGATTGGTTTCCTATAATTATGACACCATCATTTTGAATATAAAAATTACCAGTTTGGTTTTTAATATATCCTGTTGAACCAGTATGGTGTATTAATAGGTCAATATCATCTCCAAATGCTGCTAAGACATTATCACCTAACTTAATTCCATTAGCATATGTCTCAAACTTTTTACTGTTGTCGTAAAAGAGTTCTACGGCTCCGTTTGCAACGCAATGTACAGCAGCTTCAGTATTATTAACGCGTAATCTTAAATCACCTGCGTTTTGAATGAAGAAAACACCAGTTGAGTTTGTAATATTACTATCACTTGCATCATGAAAAATCTCTAAATCTTGAGATGTTCCAAAAGTAGCTTTAATATTATCTATATGTCGAACATCACCATATGGTTGTATTCCAGTTGATGTTGTAACAAGTCTTATAGCGTTGTCATAATAAAGTTCAACCCTATCGTTCTCTGTACATTTAATATGAGTTTCATCGTTAACACCACCTATATAAACATTATCAGTACCTTGTAAAATTAAATCGCCTGTAGCTGCTACCTTAGAAGCACCACCACCAGAATGAGTAATATTTAATTGATTAGAACCAGAACCAGAACTAAATGTTCCAGATGTCGTAATATTCCCTGTTACTGAAATTCCATCTGATGCTGTTATTAATCTAGTAGTGGCTCCATGTTTAAATTCGCAAGCTCCACCAGTATTGAATCTTGCCATTGTTCTATTATTAGCAGAATCGTAAAAAGTAATATAACTTCCATTGGTTTCTAGACTAAAACTTCCACTACCATACTCAGCCAAAATTGAAGCGTTATCAGCAGAACGGTGAAATATTTGAAGGTCACTTCCAGTACCAAGTATTAATTTTTTATCATCAGGTAATGCAATATGTTCACTACTTGTCCAGGAATCTGTAGCATCTAACCACTGGAACGTCTTATTCGTAGCACCTAATAAAGTTATACCACCACCGTCAGCAGTAGTATCAGTAGGAGTTGATACCTTGCCTAGTTCAATATTTTTATCTTCAACTGTAAGCGTAGTCGTATCAATGGTTGTGGTCGTTCCATTAACAGTGAAGTTACCACCTACTGTTAGATCCCCAGTGATCGTTCCACCAGCAAGAGGTAATTTAGTTCCAACAGTTGTATTTAAGGCTTGAATATCAACGCCATCAACTGTTCCACCAACTACAATATCTGCACCTATACTGACATTTCCATTAGATAGAATTGTCATTGCTGTAGTGCTTTGATTTACTTGAAATACTAAAGCTTTGCCTGTTACGGCTCTAACAATAGGATTTCCATTAGTAGCTGTAAAACTTAAATGACCTAAAGCAGATGTATCACCCCATTGAACAGAAGCCTCCCCATTTCCAAACAATTTTGAAGATCCTGTTACGTCAAGACCAGCACCAACATCTAAATTACCTGTTACATCAACATGACCATCTGAATTTATTACAAGTCTATTTGCACTACTTGTCGAATCAACAAAATTTAAAGTACCTCCATTTCCAAAAATTTTAAAATCAGGATTATTATCTGAATCAACAAAAGTAATATTAGGGTCGTTACCAGTAATATTGACAGTTTCGCCTAAACTTGTAGTACCAGTGACAGTTAAACTTTGAGAAACTGTTGCATGACCTGTTACATCAAGCCCTCCTAATGCGTCAAAATTTCCATGTGATCTGACAGTTCCATTTGCTAATATTGAAAATCTATCGGCAGTATTTGTTGCGTCATATAATAAAAAATTTCCATCATTGTTTATAATTATAAAGTCAGAATTATTGTTAGTGTCTGTAAGATAAATTCTTGGATAAGTATTACTTATTGTTATATCTGAAGTAAATGATGGATTGATCTTTGACCCTGCTATCGCTGCACTAGCATCTACTTGAGCATTGACAATACCATTGCTATTCAATAATGTTTTTATCTCTGCTGCGGTTTGATCAGCAGTAGCATTACTCTCAATACCATTTAATTTTGACAATAAAGCATCAGTAAAAGCATTAGTATCACTGTTACTTTCGTAAGCAGTCTTTATTTCACTTGCAGTCTGATCTGCTGTCGCACCTGTCTCAATACCATCTAATTTAGTTCCGTCAACAGATACGTCACGGCCATCTACTGTTCCTGTAACTGTGATATTTCCTGTAACGTCTAACCCTGCTCCAACATCTAGGTTGCCAGTTACGTCAACGTGTCCATCTGTGTTAACTGCAAATTTAGTAGTACCACCATTTTCTTGAACAATAAATTGACCACTTTCACTTTTCAAAATATAGTCAGGGTTATTATCAGTATCTGTTAAAAAAATACTCGGTGCTGAGTTAGTTATCGTGATATTTCCAGATGATGTAATAGCTCCTGTGACATCAAGACCATTAAGATTAGTATTTCCAGTTGTAGTTATAGTCTGCGACCCAAAATCAGGATCAATCTTTGTTCCTGCAATGGCAGCACTGGCATTTATATCAGCATTAACAATACTTAGATCAGATATATTGGCACTTGTAACAGTAATTGATGTAGGCAATGCACCTGTAGCAAGTTTTGATAGAGCAATAGCAGCATTACTAGCTATTTTTGCATTATTAACTACTCCATTATCTATAGTTGCTACCGTTCCACCGCCACTAATAACAATATCGCCTATATCACCATCAGCAAAAGCTGGACCCTGTGGACCCCTTGTTTTTACAGTGACAACACGGGTTTCTCCGTTTACTGTAACCGTATTCTTTGTAGTTGTAACATTAACTGAAGTCATGCCGTGTATCCTTCACTTACAAATATAGTACCTTCTAAATAGTATTCTTTCGACCCTCCTGGAGCAGTTAATAAAACATCGTATTTTAAAACATCAGGAGTAAATGTAGCTGTTTGTGTATCTGTCAATGATATAGAAACAGATCCAGCAGCACGATCTGTATAAGTTGTTGTAAAATCTGCATATTTTGTGGTGCGTGTTTCTTCCCAAACCTGTGCTTCTACTGTATATCCAGTTAAATTTATCGCAGCATCATTTCCATCTTTAAACAATAAAGGGATGCTATGATCTGACCTACGTTGTAACGTAAAGTTATAAGTACCAGGTTGGATTGCCATTAGCTATAGGGTGAACTGCCAAGGATGTCTGTTTTCCATTGTGCTTTTAAATCATCTGTATCACTGGCTGCAGCTATACCAGAATCAGCAGGAGCATCTCTTAGTGCTTGCTTCTTAGCAACAATATCAGTTGTACTAGCACCAGTTTCTAAAGCTTTTTGAAATTCAATATCAAGTTCTGCAAGTTTTGGCGTTCTTGCTGTTCTTATATTTGTTTTATGAATTTCTCTGGCTTTCGCCATGTCTATGCCAAATCCCATAATTTACTCCGTATAAATCCAAGCATTTCTAAAACTCCTATCAGTAGGAATAACAGATTTATCTACAATATAAGATGTTTTTCCAGTTGGTACATCTTTATCTCTAATTTGTTCTAGGGTTAAATCACATTTATCTGCTGGAACAACTATGGCAACCGTTCCATCATCTTGTGTATAAATAATTCTTTTATCTGAATTAGCCATTAGTTTTTTCTTTTATTGTATCTTAACTGTGATTAATCGCCAAAACCAGCAACATAAATTCTAGTTGCATCAGATAAACTTCCGTCAGCAGTAACTTGTATTCTAACAGAGGAAACTAATTGATTTGTAGCCATACCCCCATCAGGTCTAACTCTAAAAGCATTTCGACCATTTGAAAAACCAACGTGTCCACCTAATACGCAATAATTATTATTTGAAAAATTATTAGTAAAGTTTATTGTAAAATCACCAGTACCATTATCAGTAACTGTTGAGACATTAAAACTGTCATTTATAGTTTTGTTTGTTCCAGAAGAATCACCTTCAAAAGTAACCCAAAATTTTGCACGACCTTGAGCTATTTGTTCAGGTGTTGAGTTATTAGCACCGTTTATATCTTGTAAGTTGTTGACTTTAAGTGTTGACATAATTAAACGTTAAGTTTGTAACCAAAAAAAGTACTGTAAGTTGGCTCTACAGCTTCATTGCCTGATGTTACTGCAGTATAAATGTCACAATCAACGTAATCACCAACTGCTAATGTAAAAACATTTATTAAATTTGCACTTGTGATTTCTGCATTATTACTATTAAATTCATTTGCAACTAATTGAACAACACCATTTACTCTTATTCTAAAAACAATATAATTACCAGAATTTAAATCATCTATACCAATATTTGCCCCAATTAAATATTGCCCTGCCTCACCCGAAGGAACTGTAAATCTATAATTACTCGTACTATATGCGTTATTAGTATCTAAAGTTTCTGTTTCATATGGAACGACTGTAAAACTTTGTTGTGGAATACTATAGGCTGGATTAACAACTTTTGCAGCAAAAGCAGGTCTGTTTGGTGTATAACCTGTTATTGTTCCATCACCGTCTACTGAAATTGGCATAATTAATCTCCAAATACTGATGCACAAATTCTATTGCAATTTGACCTTCCAGTACCGAAAGAAGTGTCAGGTCTTTCAATCGTTAATCTAAAACCAGTTGTTATATAATCATTATCAGAATGATCTCCGTTTCCTGTTAGTCCAACTTGACGAGTATTAGAATCTTGATGATTTGAAGCTAATGTCACTGCATAAACTTTATTTGGCATTGCAACAGCAAAAGTAACAAAATAATCACCACTTCCATTATCTGTTATTGAACTTACATTAAAACTATCTTTTATCTCAACAGTTCCAGTTCCATCAAAATTTATCCAAGCTCTAGCAAGCTGTCCTTTCTCTACTCCTGATGAATTTTGAAATACAGGAGCAGATGAACCTAAACTTTTTATCGTTCCTACATTAAGAGTACTCATTTAAACAACACTCCAAGTTTCACCAGAACCAACAGTAACAACTACGCCTGAGTTTATCGTAATTGGACCAAAACTTCCAGCATTTTTACCGTTTGTTATTGCATAACTTGTTGTTATTGTCTGATCGTTTTCCCAAAAAACTTGGTTAGTTCCTCCACCAGTTGCACCACCAGCAACACCCCAGCTTAACGTTCCAGAAGTGTCTGTAGAAATAAGAGCATAACCAGCAACAGCAGGGTTGGCTGTAGGTAACGTAAGAGTTAAATTAGCAGCTAATGCACTAGGGGATTTAACAGCAACATAGTTTGTACCATTACCTGTCTGTTCACTAAATCTAATTTCTTTTTGATTATTAACTGTCAGACCATTTTGATCTAAAAAAGATATTTCAGCTTGGTTTGCAACCAAACCTATTTGGTTTGTTCCTTTTTTATAAAATCCTGTGCCACTATCACCAAAATTAAAAGATGGTGCAGATGTAGAACCAGCAGATGAAGTTAATACACCTGTCATTACTCCACCAGCTTTAAGAAGTAATCCAAGATTTGTTTGTGCAACATCTCCTATTTCTACGAAACCATCATTTGCTTTATTTCTTATCTTTAATATCTGTGATGTATTACTTACTTCATTAACGTGCAACTGATATGCACCAACACCCACTGTTGGATCGCCACTACCAGATTGTAAACTTCTTAACGCATCAATAACCTGTTGCAGTTTTGTTCTTACCTGTAAACCAGTACCATTATCTACGGCAAATCCAGTTCCTCCAGTTGTATTAACTCTTGCCATTTAGTTAAGCTCCTTTACCATATCCTAACGCTTGAAACGAAAATTTCACATCTATAGCACTATTTGATTGATCTTTAAATACAATAGTAAATCCTGTACCAGATACATTACTTAAAACGAAAAACGCTTTTGATGGTAAGTCATAAGGTGAAATACCAATTACAGGAATAAAGGCAGTTGTCGATCCGCCTATATCACTTGTTCCTGTAAAAAATCTATTGGCAAACACAATATCAACACCACTGGCTGACGTGCCAGATTGAATTGGAGTACTTATAACATTGCCTGATGAAATATATTTATTTTCTACTCTTGATGGTAAAGAAGCATCAAACCCTAATTCCAAAAACTTTATATTCTCATTTGTATCAACAGAAATAAGATTACTTCTAAATTTAAAAGCTCTACCAACAAAAGATCCATTTCTTAAATTAGTAAAACTTGTAAATGTTGAGGTATCATTTGATGTTTGTACTGTTAATCCACCTTTTAACCTATCAACAGCAGCACCATCAAAATTTACCCTTGCATCTAAATCAGGAATCGAATCAAATTGATCTGATATATTAAAACCTTCACTTTTTATATGTCTTTTTAATCTTAAATTTTGATAGACAGCACCTAAATCAAAAGTACTTGCAAAATCATATGTGCCAGTTAAATTATTAACTGGATTTGTAAGCTGCAAAGCACCAGAAACTACACTTACATTAGTTTTTGTACCACTAAACGATGTCTGTTCTCTTTGTTGTTTTATAACAAGTTCATCTTCTGTCTCTGGTAATGCAAATTCTACCTTTGCTTCATTTGCTGATAAATTACTTGCTAAATCCTCAAACTTTATACTATAAGTACCAGCTAAAGCAGGAACAACAACCTCTGTTGTATTACCATTGCTTGTATCAAGATCAATAGAATTACTAAAAGTAGTGTTTGCTAATGATGTTGTGGAATGTCTTATCAAGCATCTACCACCAAATATGACATCTTTTGCTAAAGCCAAATCCCAACTAAGTCTTACCTGATAATTATTTATCGGTTCTATTTCAAAATTTGTAGGCTGTTCTGGTAGTTCAGATAAAGCATTTACAGCAATATTTGCTTCTGTTGGCGTATTTGATCTTTGCCCTTGAGAATTAACTGTATAAAGTCTTATATCGTATGATCCAGCTTCAAATTCTGTCTGTATAATTTCAAATGTTGTTTCCTGTGTATTAACAACAGTAAAATTATCTCCATCTCTTCGATATTGTAATGTATAACCAGATGCACCCTCTACTGCTTGCCAATCAATAAATACTTTTGGTACTGCTCTGTTATTGATAACAACAATTTTTTCTTCAAGAGTTAAACCTGATGGCGGTGATAATATTGCAGTGAGTAAACTTACATTTCGTGATGGTAATTGCTCTCCATCTTCTACTGCTGCATATTTACCCTGATTATGACTTAAAGCAGTAATAGCATATGTTTTTTTAGCTGTTTCTTTTATATTTATTACTCGCCAATTAGTAACAGACAAACTAGCCGATTCAAAAATATATGGACTATTAACAACAGGAGCAGATGAAAAAGCACTTGAAACATTAACAACAGTTTGATTATTTGAATAACTAGATATTGTTTTGGTTTCTACTGTTCCATTACTTAATAAACAACTAATAGTTGGTGTGTCACTAATATCAGGTTGATTTGTACCATCTACATTATCAATAGTTACAGCAGTGGTGGTTGCAGCTTTTACTACACCTCCTCTTCTTGTTGCTGCTTTGACTCTATCTGCAATACCAATAATGCTACCTATCTGCACAACAGAACCAGCAGCAATGTTAGTTTCAAAAGCACAGCTTTCAGTAGCAGTTTGTTGTGTATTTAAAAACCATTTACCAACTCTTTGTGCCTGACCTCTTGATGTCGTTCCAAATGTCCTAATAGTATTTATATGTTCGCCATACTTTGCTATCGCTGCTGTATCTTTTACAGTTACATAATCTAATTGTTGAGTTTCTAAATCAAAATAACTAATATTTATGATCGTAAATCTTGTTTTTAAAGAACTGCCACTGTAAACAAAACTACCGTCTACAACATTTGCATTATTAAATACATAGTCAAAAGATACTGTGCCTGGGTTAGCAAAATCTTTTGGTGCGTCTTGTGATATTTTTATTGTGCCTTCTGAATAAAACGGCATTGCTCTCATCACAGAACAAATATCATTAATTATTTTTAATGCTTCTTGTTGTGTTCTTATGTTTACATTTAAAGAAAATCTAGGTTCTTGACCACCTTGCCCATCGTCTACTAATTCACCACAATATTCACTTGCTTTACGAAAAACAAATTTATCTAATGATGACTCTGATAAATTACAACCATATCTGCTGTCTATCAAAAGATCATAAAGTATCCAAGCTGGATCGCTTGTCCATTCTTTATCTGTTTTAAAAGTGCCATTAAAGGTACCACTGTAAGTTATTCTTCCTGTTGCAAGCTCAACTGTTGCATTATGTGGAATTTTTATCTTCTTACCTCTTACACGTAAAACCCTTGATGGTAAAGATGGAAACTCCTCTGCACTAAAACGTAATGAAGTATATGCAACATTTGGATAATTATTAGAATCTTCAATAATTTCTGTAACACCACTTAAACGCATTGGATTAAAGGTATTATTATCACCTTCATCATTGCTTCTTGATAAGGTTACTGTAATTGGGAAAAATGCTCCTGATTGTCCTATAGCTGTTGTGTTATAACCAGTAACATCAGATAGCCTTATACCATAATCACGACTATAAGATGATGTACTTTTACCTTGAACAGTATCAGTGATAATAGTTTGTTCAGATCCATTACTAGGATTTACTTTTATTTCTACATTTACACTTGTTGATTTTCTATCACCAGAGCTAGTATCTATTCTAAAAAATTGGTCAAATTTTACTCTTACTCTTACTTTATCAACATTAATATTAGTAATCTGTACAGATCGTGTTGTAACTGAACCACCTGCAGGGAAACTTACAAGCTGTCCAATATCACCACCTGTTCTTTCCGTAGATTGTATCTCTGCTGCTGGTAATATTGCATTATTAGCAGTGCCTTGTTGAAACTGAAAATCAATACTGTCATAGTTAAAATCTGACGCTGCGGGGTTGTTTACATTTGCATCACTAGCTAAAACTGGTTGATTATTCAAAAATAAATCTTTTAAAAAAGCATTTTTGTATGCTGCAGATGTTTTATCAGTAATATTATTTTTATGTGCTGTAGCACTAAGTTCTATTTCTCCTTCACTTAAAATATCAACAAGAGTAATAAAATCTATTGATTTTAAAGCATTATTCGGAAGTTTTGCGTTTTGTTGATAAATTAACTCACCATTATTTGAAGTAATAATATTATTGATTTGACTCATTGACTATTTACCACCTGTAAAGTATCTATATTTGCACTAATAGTATTTGTTCCAATCAAAGTTTCTCCAAACACAATATTTATTGGAACACCTTGTTTAGAAATATTATTCGTTCCATCAAAAGTAAAACTTGGATCTTGTTCATCTGTACCACCAAATGAAGGTGGTGTAGGTGGTGGAAATAATAACTCCGAAACTCCTTGTAAGACCATTGAAATTCCAACAGCATTAATAACTGCTAATGCTGCACTTCCAATTTTCAATCCTGCGATAAAACTTAATGATGAAGTTTTCATAAGTGCAAGTGCGCCACCAACAATAAAATTTATTAATTCTCCATGAACAACAGGTATTATTTTTATATCGCTTTCTGTCTGCAAGTCTAATAAATCCTCTGTAATTCTTGCTTTACCTGCCATTACACAATATTCTTGTGTTTTTATATGATCTGCTACTCCATCAAAATTATTTATCAAAAAACTAAAGGCTTGTCTAGGACTCTCTACATCTATTTCAAATGTAGATTGACCTATGAATTTTCTTAATCGACCATAAATAGTTAATTTAATCATCTACCTCTGCTGGATCTAATTTAATAATAGATTCTGTCTTTGGATCTACAAGATAAAAAGGCAAATCATTATACTTACAACTAATTTTATCAGTATGACTAAATTCAAACAATCCATCAGGATGGCTATGGACGATACCTAAAACCTCTCCTTGATCTTCACCATCTGCCCAATCTAGAGGATCTATTACAAAAGACTCCTCCTTATAAGCTTTTGATATATTTTTACATTTCCAATATGTATGCTTACCATCTATATCTAAGACAAGACCACAACATTCTTCTGGATAACACTCTGTAGCGTGTTTATATGCCTCTGTAGCCCATGTATTACAAGTCATTAGATAAACGTACCAGCAGCAGGGAATAAATCTCTTGTTACTATTCTTGCAGGTATTTTTTTGTTTTGCATATCTAATGCACTAACTAACTCAAACTGTACTATCTGCCTATTTTCTACGGCTTTTCTATCTATATAATAAATTCTATCCTGTAATCTATCTGTACTGGGAGTACCAAAAGGATTGTCTCCAACAAAATTTGCATTATCAAGTGCTGAAGCTAACGGTAAAAGTCTTGTTACTTTTGCATTTAACAAATCATTTCCAGGAGTAACAGTGTTAACAACATTTAAAAAATCACTCATGGTCATAACTGTTGTATCTTTTGTTATACCACCTAAATTACTAAAGGTAAGAGTAGGTCTTGGAATTGTACCTTTGCTTGTATCTTCAAAACCTTCTACTTTTACAGCTACTCGCTGATAACTATTGCCATTAAATATTACCTGTCCAAAGTTATTTAAGTTCGCACCAGCATGAAATCTAAATACAGTATCTAAATTATTAGGATTACCAGTTGGTATATGTAAGCCAACAGTGAGTTCAAGTTCAAATAACTCGATAATAGAACTTGGATTAAGTTTATTTAATTCAACAAAAGGAATTGCCATTAAGGTTCAAATACTTCTCTAAAAACAACATTTACAGTTGCACGATTAGAAAAATTTATTGTTTTTTTATATTGTGAATCAATTACAAAATTACCTACAACATCATTAGGTGGAGTATATACAAAACTATCTGCATTAGTAGCTCTTGCATTTAAGAAATTAATTAGCGTATCGCTTTCAGTCTCAGTTATATTTTTAAAAGTTAACGTTAATTTTCTTGGGTTTTGATTTAATCCCTCTGTTAATCGTTGTTCAAAACCATCTCCAAAACTTATTGTATTTATTTTTGGGTTATTTTCTATAGACAAACCATAATCTGGATTTAAACCTACATCAGTATTAAAATTTGCCATTAATTTAACAAACCTCCAACTCTTTTTTCATTAATTATTACAGCTTGAACTGCTGCTGCAATCTGTTCACCAAAAGCATTAGCCTGCTGTGTATTTCCTTGCACATTAGAACCAGATGCATCAACAGAAACATTTATAACAGTAGAACCGCCACCATTAGATTCAACACCTAATCTACCATTACTACCTCTTCTTAAAGGTAAGATAGCTTCTGCACCTGCTTCACCCATTAAACCCATGCCATTCGCCATAGGAAATAATGTTGGTTTTCGGACTACTGTTCCTCCATAGGCATATTTCTGAACCTGTCCATTAACAAAAGCATTACCATCTGCATTTTTTGTAAATAAACCCTCTATAAAATTAGTAAATGGTTTTGTAATAGATTCCTGTATTGCAATACGTGCCATATCTTTAATTATGCTATTTGCTAAATTTCTAAAATTTAATTTACCTGTCATTACAAAATTAACTAAAGCATCTTCCATACCTTTTATTCCTTTTACTACAACATCTGCCATTGATTCCTGTACAGATTTTAAACCAGACTGAAATTGTTTTAATTTATCTCTCATGGCCTGACCAAAAGCATCATTAAGAGAATCTTTTGCATCATCAACTGCATCTGCATTTACATTAATAGTTATAGTTCCACCTTCTTCTGCACTCAATCCTTCTATACCTTCTACAATCTGTCCAGCATTAATAATATCTGCAATTACCTTAAAATCTTTTTTTGCCTGTTCTGCAGTATCTTCGAATCCTTTTTGCATTACTTCCAATGCTGTTTTAAAATCACCTAAAGCAAGACTGCCTAATATTTTTGCTAAATCTATAAAACTTCTTGTTAAAAATCTAACAGAAGCAAATGTTGCAAAAGCAGCAGAACCAATGATTTTAAATCCTACTTCAACTGCCTTAAATAATTCATTCAATGATTCTTTATCATTTAGAAACTGTTCAACTATAAGTGCAAAATCATTAAGTGTTGGTAATAAATTATCTGCTAACTGTAAATTTGCTTCACCTGCAGAAAAACCTATACGTGTAAGAGTATCATTAAAATCTTCTGCATTTTTTGCAAATCTATCTGATACCTGTGTATTAAATTCCTTAATACCTTTTGCACCCATATTTAAGAATGGTACAAGTTGTGATCCTGATCTTCCTAATATCTCCATTGCAATGGCAGCCTTTGTAGCACCATCAGGTAAATCTGCAAATCTATCTGCTATCTCACCCAATACCTGTTCTGATGATTTTAAAGTGCCATCTGTATTTCTAACTGATAAACCTAAATCATCAAAAGCATCTTTGTAAGTAGCAACACCCTGATCTGCTTCACGCATTGACTGGGCTAATCTTCTTAATCCTCTATCTATTGTTTCCTGTTCAACGCCTGCTAATTTACCTGCTCTTGTATATGCAATAAGTGTATTAGCAGCTATACCTGTCTGTGTACTGAGTTTTCCAAATCTATCACCAGCATCTATAGCACTTTTAAGTAAACCTGCAAAAGCACCACCAGATATAACAAGACCAAAAGTTGCAAATGTTTTATTAAGACCACCCATAGCAAGCCTTAAATTTTTTACCTTACCTGATACACCCTGCATAGAGTTACCAAGCCTTTTTATAGAACCTGCTCCTACTGTTTTTGCTGCTACAACTAAATCAAATTTTGCCATTATTTATCACTATTAATAATTTTTAGTATTGCAGCTTCCATAATCTGTAAATTTTCCATTAAAGATACAGCATCTTCTACTGAATACAGTTTAATCATTTCTAACACAGTTGTATAGTCTAATCCAACAATTCCACTCATACCTACACGCCATTGTGTTTGACAACGTAAAAACATTTCAACTGTTAACCAGTTTTCTTCATATACATAACAATTATTAATTACTTCTTCTTTTTCTATAACAATACCTAACACTTCATTATCTTCTGCTGTTTTATCTATGACTGCTGAACCTGACACCCAATATTCAGCAGCCATAATTAGTTTTTTTTGTATATTTCCTGGTTAGATTCCATAAAAGCAAAACCTACAGCCAAAGCAAAACCTCTTACTTCCAATAATTGATTCAGTGTATTTTTATTAAAAGGAACTTCTGAACCATCAGAAGCTAACATTTGTTCCCATCCTAGTAATACTTCCTTTGTTACATCTATATCATCTATCTGTTTATCTTCTATCATTTTTACCATTTCCTTAAATCTTGACTGTGAAATATTTTTAAAATGACCAACAAATATTTCCTTAGATACTGCACCATCCTTATTTACATTAACTTCTACATTCCATTTATATGTAGGACTTTGGTCAATAACAAAAGGCATAAAAATTTAGTATCTAATAACTAGGGTATACCCTTTTTTATGTATAGACAAGACTAAACTCATTATTTGCTGATGCTGTTGGAGTTGCATAAAACGGTAAACTTAACATTGTTATCCCATCTGATTCTTCGTATGTAGGTTGTCCTAAATCAGTTTGTGGACAGGACACTGTAACTCTATTACCAGCAGCAGTTCCATGTAACCATGTATTTGTGCCAGTTGATGTACCAGTATAATCTGTAAAAAAGTTATGGGCTGACAGTGAGGGGTTTTCAATAACAGCTGTCCCAGAAGGTCTACGGTCAGTAATTAATACTTCTTTTGTACCACCAACTAATTCTCTATATATAACTTCATTATTAAAATCTAAATTCCAACTCTGTAATGCTGCTGAAAAACCAAATATAGAAAAGTTAGATGTGCTGCCATTTTTAAATATTAATGGTGATGCCTGATTACTTACTGTTACAGTTGGTAAAGCAGTATCAGTAGGTGCTGTGAATAATCCAGTTAAGGAAAAAGATATACGTGGTATGTTGTTAACCTCACAATTTATACTAAATGTTCCTCTAGCACCTGTTACCTTATGTCTTATGCCATCATAATTAACAAATAATGTAACGCTGTCTGATGGAGTAGCTACTGGTGCATATGTAACTGTATTGCCACCAGTTATATTTTCTGATAAACCACAAGCTTTTAATATTGCACCATATTTCGGTGCTGTACCCGCAGAACCAGAACCTGCCATTTCTACATCAAAGGTTACATTAACTCTTGTATTAGCAGGTATTACTTCATAGTTACCCATATATGGCCTTATCAAATCTCTACTAACTTCATCACTAACAATAGGTTCTATATTTAAATCTATTACCTGCACATAGTTAGCAGAACCAGTAGGTGTAGGGTCACTTCCATAACTAGACTCTGCTTTAGCTAGTATGCTTCTTTTTCTGTGTAGCTTTGGCATTGTTACATTAAATCACTATGTTCCTATAATATAGGTTTTTAGTAATAAACACCATCTATTGAGTTAAATCAGCTACTTCTGTTCTATATCGCACTATATATTGTATATCTATTACTCCCCCAGGCTGATCTGCGTCTAACAATTCAAATGATGTATCTGAAGGCTGTAAATCTATAGCATTACTGTTAACAGTTAAATCTGCCATTATTGTTTTATGTACTAATTCAACAACTTCATCTGATTGCTGATCTGGTATTTCACCTCTAACAATTACGCTTACTTTTACAGTTAAGGAATGATCTAATGTAGGTAGTGATGTATTTTGTTCAACTGTATCACTAACTGGTTCTATAACTATTGCAGGTACTTCACCTCTAGATAATGGTACAACTCTTGACCTATATACATTGATATTTGTAGTAACAGTTATGTCATCTAATACCTTAAATAACTGTGCTAGTATTTTTTCTCTTTTAGTAGTCATCTTTTCTGTATTGCAATTTCACAAAAATTACCATCATCTAACTTTCTAACTTCTCTAACAAAATATACCGTACTGTCTATAGTTATTCTTGCACCAGCTATAAGATTGCCAAAATCAGAAACTTTTGCAGTAAGTTGATAATCTGTACTTATTATTTGGTTACCTGCTAAAACTAAATCTGGCTGCTCTAAAATAGCTTTTGCAGTTGTAGAACCTGATGTACAACTCACACCAAAATCATCAAGGTATGCAGAAAGTGTTGTACTGTCCTCAACAAGTGCCATTACTTTTTAGTTGTTGTTTTTTTTGGTTTTGGTGTTTCTTTATATTCTTCGGCTTTACCAATACTAATAAGGAAAGAAGCATCTGCACTAGATACATCATATGTTTTGCCAGCTTCTAAACCAACACCACTTGCACATACATTTTTTAAACACTTTATTTTCATAAAAAAAAAGGGGTAGATAGCTACCCCATATAGTAAACCAATTATGTGGTTACGTCTAAGATTGCAGCAAATGACTGTGCGTGTCTTACAGCAACATCAAATGCAACTACACCTTTTACTGATACTAAGTTTTTAGCAAAGTCATCAGAATCTTCACCAGCAGTAATTTCAATACCAGATCCGTATAGACCTAAGATTGCCTGTGAGAAGTCACCCATGACAACAGCAGAGCAAGAACCACTTGTAGAACCTTTAGTTAGGTTGCTAGGTACTTGGTTTGTCATTGCTAAAGGATAACCATTAACAGCAACAGGAGTTGCACCTCTACCTAATGCCTGTAGGTTGTTGTTCACTAAGTACTCACCACCAGATGTCTTAAGCTTCTTAATAGCACCCATCACTTTAGCGTTGGTTACATAAGAAATAGAATCAGCATTAACACCTGCATTATCTTCCATAATTGCAGTTTCTAGATCAATAAGCTTATCAACTGTAATAGCACCACCATTAGTTCCGATTGCAACTGAACCAATACCAGATGTTTGCATAATACCTGTAGGCTGACCTGATGAACCAGTACCATTAAGTATTCCTAAATCAATACCTAAGTTAATACCGTCACTAATGTCTCTTCTAACTAAATCTTCAATGCCTGGAGTTGCCTGTATAAGCATATTCCTAGAGAATTTTGACAGTGTGCCTAAAGTCTTAGGAGTCATTGAAATCTGGTCAAATGTACTTTCTGCCTGAGATAGTGCAGCAGTTTCACTTGATAAGAAACTAGTAGAAGCAACACCTGATCTCCTAGGTATCGCAACATCACCAACCAAACCTGATAATGTTTGTACACCTAAACCTACCATTACAGTTGAATTACGTAATGCCTCAATAAAATCATCAGCAAGTAAATCTGTTGCCACGATGTTTCCACCTGTTGTTGCACCAGAAGTTACGTATGTAGCTCTTTGTACCAAACCACTGTAAGGAATAAATAAAGATCCACTTCTTGTACCTTTACCTGAGTCCTTTGCAATTTGTTGTGAGATTTCTCTAGCAAAACCTGATGCTTTATCAGACCAATCGTTTGTAATAAGACCTCTTATACCAGCAGAAAGTCTATAGTCTTTTGCATACTGTTTTCTTTCTTGTGGTGAAAGTTGTTCTTCAATTGGCTTTGCTGTTTCTACAGGTTTTGCATCTAGCTTATCCAAGATAGCTTCTCTGCATGAATCTACAGAAGAACCATTGTTAATTAACTGTTCAGCAAGGTCATCAAAACCACGCTTAGAACACATTGCATTGATCTCTCTAATTCTTGTGCGTTCTGCGGAAGCAGCTTTTTTAGTAGCTTCACTACGCACAACTTCTAGATCAAGTTGCTCTTTTTCCATAGTTAGTTGTTTTTTAGAATTGGGCTGTTGTGCGTCAGTAGACGCTGCGTATACACGCTTACTGTTTACTATATCTTGTTTTTCTACACTAGGCATAGTGTTGTCATCAATTAATCCTCTTGAAATCCCTACATCTGGTGCTGCTGGCGATGCAACAACTGATACCTCATGTGGTTCCCATCTTGTAGCAAGAAAAGCGTTATTTCCATCTATTTCACGTTCTTCCATCTCTAAAATGCGATAACCTACGCTAATTGACGATAAAATGCCGTCATCTATGTCTCTTTTTACCTCCTGTGCCTTTGCATTTCTGCTTAATTCAACAACTGCACGACCTTTTTTCTTTTCCTTATCAAGATATGCGTTTCTAACAATACCTATAACAGAATCCATATTGTGATTCCATAACACTGGTGCAACTCCACCATTTAACCTTCCAAAATCTATTGCACCATCGTCATGGCTTAGTATTTCTGTACCAAATGATCTTTCTACAGGATATGTACTAGAGAAACTAAATTCATATGTGTTTTCTTCTTTTTCAGAAAAAGATGTTTCACCACTTCGTTTTAATACTTTTGTAACACTTCTTAATGAATCTATCTTAGTAAGTGTACTGAACTTATGACCAACCTGTACATCTGTTGCCTCATATTCTCCATCATTCTCTCTAAATACAGTTATTAATGCAGCAGGGTCATCTTCTGTACCAGTAATTTCGAAACTAGAATCAGGTACATTTATAGTGCCATCACGCACAATACGATCTATCTGACCTCTTGCAGTACCACCACTTGCGTTCCATCTAACATAATCTCCTACAGATAATGCGTCTGGTTCTGCACGTTTTACAGTACGTTTTGTTTTAGGCATGGCATCATTGTTTCTTAATTCTTTTATTCTAGCTGATTTTGCATCAGAAAAACTTTTACCTGCTGACCCGCCCCATGCTGCGGCACTAACACGCCCAGGACTTGGATAACCTTTTTCTCCTGGCCTATATCCTTCTGCCTCTTGATCTACAGCGTGTCTTGCGTGCCATGCTGACATTTGTACAACAACATCAGGTGATAATTCATTACCACTTAATATTTGTGTTGCCCTCCTACGTGCAACTTCTGTACCACCAGCTTCACCTTCTGATTTCCAATCTCTATATCTCTGTGCTTCTTCTCTCATACCTGCTGTAGGCATAAGGTCTATTTCTGTGCCATTAATAACTGCCATCTGAACCCTCTGCTACGTTTTCTGCATCTTCTCCTGATGGTGCATCAGTATCACCAAAAGGATCTACAGTATTAATAGGTTTATATTGACTGCCACCAGATTTATTTGTAGCTGATGGGTCACTATCTGTAATAATATTCATTTCATCTAGTTTTGCCAGTTCTGTCTGTCTAGCTATTAGTAGTTCTTCTATATCACCACCATTTTCAGAGACAACATCAGTTAATGTTTTAAATCCACACCGAACTGCATCTTTCATGGCGGCGACTTCTTTCTGTGGATCTACATAACTATATCCTCTACAAACCCATCTAACTTTTTCATATACTTCTGGTGTTGTTGAATATGTAGGCAAAGATAATGTGCCACTTAATACGGCCATCTCTAACCAATATTCATATATAGGCTGATAAAAAGTTTCCTTTAACATTTTTTGTATTGTTCTCCAATGATCTCTGTCTTGCATCATTGCTAACCTGCTACTGCTGTAATTAGATTGTGAGTAATCAGAACTTATAGCCTCAAAACTACAACCTAAACCACTTGCCATACTTCTAAGCATTGCTCTTACAAATGGTTCAAATTCACCATTGGCTTTATCTAAATCAGGTACAGAAATAGATTCTCCAGGTGCTAAATATTTAAATGCACCAGGCTCAAAGCCACTTACACGTTCATAATCAAATACCTCACCACCTGCATCTAATTCACCTTCTGGACTTGTAATAAATCCCATCAATGCACTTGATGCACGTTGTCCAACTACTGTGGCCTCGATATAGCCATCCAACTGATGTAAGTGATTAATTGCACTAGCTAAAAATGGAACACCCCTATGCTGTCCTGGTCTAAGTGGCATAAATAAATGTATTACATCTTTTGCAGGTACAATTATATGTCTCTTTTCTTTTATAGGATTTTCAAGGGTCGTATCGCCTGGGTGTTTTCTTAAAAACGCATAACTGACAGCCCTACCTTCTGGACTTATCTCTATTCCTAACCTCCATACATTCTTATTATTCTTTTTTACACCTTTATAATCTGCATCTAATTGTTCTGCCTCTAGTATTTCTAATGAAAAAGGTATTTTACTTCTACCGTATGCTTTTCTATGTATAACAATAAAACATTCGCCACTTTCTATCATTGACCTTACTGCAAGTCTTTCCATTTCAGAAAAACATAAAACACCACGTATATCACAACTATCTTTTCTACCCCATTTACTCCATTCACTTTCTATAGATTCGTTTAATCTTGTATTAGGTGTACCGCCACGCTGACTTTTTATCTGTGCTTGCATAGTTACACCTTGTCCAACTATTTGATTTGTTGCATATCTAACTGCCTGTGCTGCATAATTATTATTACGTACTAAATCATGTACTCTTTTTCTTAGTAGTTCAATAGAGTTTTTATAACTTTGATCTGGTGAAGATAAAGGTGTAATCCAACTTAGGTTAGTTCTATCTACTCTTGCACCTGCATACATTCTTTTTAACCTATTTCTACGGTTATTTAAGTCGTTATTAGATGTAAATAAGCCTTTCCAAGCGTTTCTTAAGCCCATTTAACCCCCTTAAAAGCGTACATAAAGTGTTTTAGGGTCTCCTAAACCCTGACTTATTAAACTATAACGCTTTTCACTAGCAACTCTACTTTTTAATTCAGCCCTTAACTCTCTTAACTTGTCTAAATCTATTCTTTTAAATGTTCTATTCCCAATACTGTATTCCTGTGCCTTATCTGCAACCATTGCCCTAATTGCAGCTTCTACACTATCAAGATCTTTTTCTGTTTGTGTTCTATTGTCTATAGCAGCAGGTGTACCAGAATATTGTAAAGATTGTTTTACTTCAAGCTCGCCTGTACCTAGTTCAAAAACTTTACCGCTTTTAAATGCTCTAGCAGCCCAATACCAATTACCTGCATCAAATGCTGCACTGTCAGTAGCAGTTATTGTAAACTGCCAACCTGTACTATTTGAATATTGTGTACCTTGTACAGTATGTCCTTCACTAGCTGTATTAGTTCTTAGGTAATATTCTAATGTCCAATCAGGACTTGTAATACTTTCATTAATACCAGCAGTTGTGGCTTTATCTACCCATTCAATAGTAGTACCAGCAACAATAATACTAGGCAAGTCAGATTTAAACATTAGCTTTACCAGGAATTAACAAAATCTTTTTTTGGTGCTGTCTTTATTGTAGCTCTTTTAGGCTTATCTACATTATCAGCATTATTAAAATTATTTTGTAAGTATTGCCACACGTTTTTTGTATTTGTACTGAATCTAGATATATATAAACACATTGCGGCATAAGAATAAACCCATGTATCTAAACATTCATTTCTTACACCTGAAGGTAATACCCATACTGGCACTTGAAAACCTCTTTTATTTGTTTTTAATAGTTGTTTTTCTGATGTTATCTGTTTAAAATAATCTTCACTTGTACTTGCGTGAAAATGGATATAACCATAGCTACCAATTTTATTATTTTTCAATCTATTCATTAAGGTATTTTTTATAGTATCAACTCCAAGTGGATATACAACAGATCCATTTTTTATTGCTTTATTATATTTTTTCATATTAATATCAACCCTTGAAGGTCTACCTATTGCAGGTTTATTAGCCTGTGATTGCCCTTTAATTGCTATTACACCTTGTGCTACTTTTTCCCTAGCAAATTGATATACAACTTGTGTATGTAAACCACCTGAGTCAATAGCAGTTACTACAGGTACTAAAGTTTTACCATTTTCATGCTCATATTGTTGATTAATTACTATCTCCAGTTGTTTCCATACTTCTGCCTGATGTGGATCACCCCATAATTGTATATGATCTATCAAAAATGCCTCCTCACCTACACCCCAACCCCATGTACTAACTTCTAGTCTGTCTATCTGACAGTCAACACCTTGAGTTAAAAACAATACACCATCTGGACAAGTACCCTGTTCATAACTCTCGCATCTTTTTAACAATCCTTCTGCACTCATAGCACTTACATAATCTGTTTCAAATGTTTCTGCTAAACGTGTATTAACAAAAGTTTTAATTAATGGTGCATCACCTTTTGCCTTATTAAATTCCATAAGCATTTCAGACCACGATAACCAACCTAAAGGTGAATAAAGTCCGTTAAGTCTATAACCTGCTGTTATTCCATCTCCTTCTTTCATAGCTCGCCATTCACCCATTCGTAGCATTTTTGTTTTATGTGTTTCATCAAATAACTCTCCGCAATGTATACATTTATATTTAGGATTTTTTTCGTTATCTTTTTCTAATTGTTTCCAATCTAAATATTGATATTTACCGCAACATGGTGCAGGTACAAAATATAAGCGTTGATCTGATGCTAAATATTCTGCCTCTATCCTTGAAAAATCTTTAATCGTAGGTGTAGATGTTAGTAATATCTTTTTGCGTGTACTAAATGTTGTTGCCCTTTTTTCCGCAAGTGCTACAGGATCACCTTCACCTGATACATCAGATGGAAATGCATCCACCTCATCTAGGCTTATATATCGACATGGTGTTGATCTTAATCCTGTTGCTGAATTTGCTCCTGTTATTATCATCATCCCACCAGGAAACTCTTTACTAAATAATGTATTTCCACTATCTCTGCTTCTAGCAGGTGCAATTTTTTTATTTAAGCATGGTGTATCATTTATCATAGGTTCTATTCTTTGTTTACTGAGTCTTTTGCTCATATCAACAGTAGGCTGTACAAGTAACATAGGTGCTGGTGCATGATCTATTACATAACCTGCAAAGCAATTCTGAAGTTCTGTTTTTCCACTTTGAGCAGCAAACATTAACACCACTCTTTGTATAGGACTTTGTGTACTTAAACAGTCCATAGGTTCTTTTAGGTATGGTGTTCGTTCAACTCTATACTTTCCATGCTCACTAGAACTTTTACTAGATAAGACTCTATATTTATTAGACCATTCACTTACTGTAAGTTGTTCTTGTGGCTTTAAACCTGCAAAAAATCCTTCTTCCCATGCGTTCATTGTGCTAAATTCTCTAATGCTTCTCTGTGTTCAGTAGAAATAATATTATGTATAACAGTTGCATCATCCTCCCCTGCTAACTGATGACTAAGCCTATCAGCAAGATTTGTTAATGCTTCTCTAATAGATCTACCAGTAGCAAAACTGCTTTTTTTTATCTCATCAACACTAACTAACTGTTTTTTCTTTTCTTCTACATCTAACTTTGCTAGTTCTGCTAAATAAAATTCTCTTTTAGCTTTACTTTCTGCAAAATCTGGTATGGAATCAGCAGGTAAACTATCTATCTTCTGTTTAAGTTCTTTTTTAACTGTTGTAACAACTCTTGTATCAGCCATATCCCATAATCTAAATGCTTCTTCTTTGTTAACCATTTTTCTGCCATTGTGGTTAACAACTGCACCATGTAATCTACCAGATTTAATTTTCTTTGTAACCGCAGCCCTAGACACGTTTTTAAGCATTGCCAATTCTGCAAGACTAATTAACATAATGCTTTTTTGTTAACCTACTTTACTTATTATAATTAACTTGTTAACTACATATGTCAACTGACGCTAGATAATTTCGGAGCTTTCAGATGACC